AATACACGGTAAACTTTACCAATGCGATGCCTGTTACACACTACTGTACGGCTGACAGCTCGGCTTATACTTATCAAAGTACAAACATCATACCGTATTCTCGTGCAGCGTCTAATCCAAATACAACAACACAGTGTTATATGGCGAATGGGAACGAATACGAAGGGGGTACGGTCTACCAAGACTATCCGTATATGAGCCTTGTGGCGTTTGGACAATAACATGACCCAGTACCGTGTAATATTCGATGACCCAGACCACCTAGATGAACCCACGAAAGTGTTAGTACCTAGTGACCGCTGGATGAAAGAAGCGATGGAGGGCAACTTGCCCCCTATCAGCGTCTATTGGGAACTACAGGACGACGAACAGCAAGCGATTGCAGAGGGTCGTCACAGTCAGTTTCAACATGACCCAGAGAAACTTGCAGCACAGTACACAGCCCCACGCATAGGGCCACTGACTGAGCAAGAAGCCTTGGAATATCTCATTATGAAAGACTTACCACGCAAATGCTGGGCAGAACAACACAACCGTCCAATGTTTAAAATTGTCACAGTCGATCAGGTGCCATCTGACAGGACGTTTAGAAATGCATGGGAGATGGCAGCATGAGTACACTAAAGGTAGATGCGTTACAGGATACAAGTGGTGTGGGATTTTATCCCCCTAGGGCTTGGGTGAATTTAGACGGATACACAACAGTTGCAGAAAGAGATAGCGGAAACGTATCTAGTCTTACAGATAACGGTACAGGAAACTACTCTGTAAACTTTAGCAATAATATGTCTAATGCAAACTATGCTGCTATCATAGAGGCTGGCGGTGACGCTTCTGTACATGGCAGCAGAACTGCTATTTGGAACGCTGGATACTACACTACTTCAAGCAACCGTTTTGGTATGTATTGGCAACCAAACGGCGGCTATTATGACACCGATTACGTGAACTTTGCAGTGGTTACAGGATGATCCAGACGCAATATTAATAAGGAAAGACAGTGACAACATTTATTAAAATAGGGGCCACATCCTATAATGCGGCAGACTACACAATCCCAGCAGAACGCACGTTTCGTGAGGCATGGACAGCAGGGGCTAACCCTGAAGATGGCATAATCAGTGTCAACATGGACGCAGCTAAAGACATCTGGCGTGACAAGATACGTTTAGCCCGTGAGCCTGAACTAGCCAAGTTAGACACGGCGTTTATGAAAGCACAGGAAACTGGTGCAGACACTACAGCAATCGTAGCGCAGAAACAGGCACTACGTGATGCACCAGCACATGCAGACATTGATGCGGCAACAACACCTGATGAACTAACAGCGGTGCAGCCCATCCCTAACGTAACGGTGGAGTAATATGGCTAGTACAATTCGTGGTGATGATAACTTTGATAGTTCAACAGGTGTGATTGCTACGCCATACGGTGTTGGTTCTTACACTATTGGTGTTTTTGCAGCTTCCTCTTCTACAATCGAGCCTGGGACTTCTTATTCTGGTTCTGCGATAATAAGTGCTGGTCACTATACAAACACGTCAATCGGTAACACAGGTTATGCAGACCCCTTAATTGTTAATACAAGTGCAACTTTAAGTGGGACATGGAAAACTTGTGAAAGATACGTTGACACAGGAAACGCTAGTTATCGTCGGCCTGTATTATTATGCATAAGGGTTTCATAATGCCTGAAATTACAGAAATAAGAAATGCGCAATCTTTAAACAGCGACAACACAAAGTTTGACGTGGACATCTTGCATCCAACATTAGGGTGGCTACCTTACACGCTAGACCCTTCTGACACTGACCCAACAATAAACAACAGCGACTTACGTTCTTTGATTGGCAATGATTTTGAAGCGTATGTTCCACCAACACAGGAAGAATTAGACGCAGAAGCTGCAATGCAAGTTCGTAGTCGCCGTGACATGATTTTGGCAACAGAAGTTGACCCAATCGTATCCAACCCCCTGCGCTGGGCAGACATGACCACAGAACAGCAAAATGCTTGGTCGCAGTATCGCACTGACTTGTTGAACATCACAGATCAAGAAGGGTTTCCACACGACGTAACGTGGCCCACGAAACCATAGGTGACACATGCTAGGTTTTACTAGTTTCTCACAAAATGCTTTTTCATCTACTGCATCTGCGCTTGCTGCTCTTGGCTATCTAGCTACGACATCAGCGCAGCTTGCAGCAGGTACTATAATATCTAACGGTCAAGCTGGACCAATATTACCTGCTGCTACTGCTACCTTTACAGCTAATGCTTTTGGTGATGTAGATGCACAAGCTACAACAGAACTAGTAAATGCTCTAGCCTCGTTTAACATAGCTACACTAGCTGATATAGATGCTCAAGCTAATACAACTATACCAGCAGCTACAGCTAGTTTTACTGCAGCAGCATTTGATGATGTAGATGCACAGGCTAGTACAACTTTATCTGGTGCAACATCTACTTTTGCTGCATCAGCACTTGACTTTGATGCACAGGCAAGTATAACTACTTCTAATGTAATTGCTTCTTCTAGCATTAGTGACTTTACTTCTGTAACAGGTAAAGCTAATATTACACCAAGTGGTGCTACAGCTACCTTTGCATTAGACATAGACTTTGACGCTAAAGCAAACACAAGCATAGGTGGCTCTGTTACAGCTACACTTACTGCTGAAGACTTTGCAGATGTAGATGCTCAAGCAAGTGGATTCTTAAGTACTACTGCAGCATTCCTCTCTATCTACATCACAGACTTTGCAGACGAGGATGCACAAGCTAGAGCATTCATGCCAGTGGCAGCGTCTAGTATTACAGCAAGTGCATTTGGTGACGTAGATGCTAAAGCTAATACAGACATTGGTGGCTCTGTAACAGCAGCACTAGCAGTATCAGCATTCGATGATGTAGATGCTAAAGCCAATACAACACCCAGCGCAGTAACAGCTACGATAGCTAACGCAGCGTTTGACGATGTAGACGCACAGGCAACAGTAGTACCACCTTCTGTCGTATTAACCCCAGCTATAGACTTAGATGACCCTATTGCTGTAAGATTTGACTTCGGTCAGTTTGCTGACAGTTATGATAGATCAAGAGTACTTTATATAGTTTCATACGGTGGTAGTGATACTGTACATGTTACTGAAGAAAACAGAACAGTTTATATAGATAAAGATATGCAGAACTATACTGTGTATATTACAGGATAAGGACACACTATGTCTTACAAATGGCCCGATAAAGACCCTGATGAAATGCTGGACTACAGCGTAGATTGGTCACGTTTTTTAGGTGATGATACTATATCGTCTGTTACGTGGTTTATACACGATGCTGATGGAGTTAAACAACAAGTGTCTGATTCTTCCGTAGTTAACGGTTTGCAGTTTGTTCAAGGAACAGTATCGGGTCGTGTAGCCACTGCAAGATTTTCACTAGGAACTAACAACATACGTTACAACGTTGTGTGCCGAATAAACACAGGGGAAAATTTACAGTATGAACGTTCTATTTTTCTACGTGTTAAGGAGAAATAAGTATGGCATATGATTATCTAGGATTAGTCAACGATGTAAACCGTAGATTAAACGAAGTGGAATTAACTACGGCAAACTTTGCATCTACTACTGGTTATTATAGTTTTGCTAAAGATGCAGTTAATGCAGCCATTCGCCATATACAACAAGAAGAATATGGTTGGCCTTGGAATCACGTAGAAGAAACTGAAGTACTAGTTGCGGGTACAGTACGGTACGGTTTTCCATATGACTCTAAAATTATAGACATGAACACGTTTCGTATTAAACGTGACAGTGCCTTAAATGTAACAACTAGAAAACTTAAAGTTATTTCTTACGAAGAGTACTTGACTAAGTATGCAGACCAAGAGTACAATAGTAATACGAGTATACGAGCAGTACCTACACATGTAGCACGTACTCCTAGTAGAGAATTTATGTTGTATCCAAGTCCAGATAAAGCATATGAACTTGTATATGAATACTATAGAACAGGATTTGATTTAGAAAATAGTACAGATGTACCTAATTTACCTGAACAATATAAGTATGTTATTGTAGATGGTGCTATGTATTATGTTTATCAATTCCGTGGTGACATGCAAGCGGCACAACTTGCTATGCAAAAATTTGAGCAAGGCATTAAATACTTGCGTAGTTTACATATTAATCGTGCAGATTATGTGAGTGATACAAGAGTTGGATTCTAATGGCTACCCAATGGCAGACATTTCCTATTGAGTTTAGAGGTGGTCTAATCTCTAATATGTCACCGTTACAGCACGGTTCTAATGCCGTAGGTTCCGCAACTATATTACAAAACTTTGAGCCTAATAAAGAAGGTGGGTATTCTAAAGTTAAAGGATATGAAAAGTTTAGTACTACTGCAGTTTCGGGTAGTGGACCTATATTAGCACTTAAAGTAATATCTTCTGGTCGCATTGTTGTAGCTCGTAAAAATGCTTCAAATTATACAGAATATTATTATGGTACAGGTACTACATGGACTAGTATGGGGGCAAGTGCTAGTACAAATGGATTAAAAGTAAATCATGCTGAGTTTACAGAAGCGGGTGTAGACAAAGTTATATTTGTAGATGGCGTAAACTTTCCTGCAATCTACAGCACCTCTGGTAATTCTTTAGACTTTTTTAAAAATGATAGTAGCGGTGACCCTTTTGATATTGGCACCAATGATCCTTCTGGAGCAGAAAGGGTAGCTATATTTAAGAATACTGCTTTTTATAGTAAAGAAAATATTTTATATTTTACAGCACCCTTTAACGTAAAGGATTTTACTTCAGCAAACGGGGCAGGTAGTATAAACGTAGGCAGTAATATTACAGGCTTAGTAGTATTTCGTGATCAACTTATTATATTTACTAACAGTAGTATTAAACGTTTGACAGGCAATACTTCAGCAGACTTTCAAGTGTCTCCTATTACAGATCGTATTGGTTGTATTAACGGGGATACTATTCAAGAAGTCGGGGGTGATATTATGTATCTCGCCCCTGATGGTATCCGACTATTAAGTGCTACTGATCGTATCGGTGACTTTGGTTTGGACATTGCTTCTGATATTATTTCTAAAGATGCAAATACTTTTTTAAATACTTCCTCAACATTTAGTTCTGTTTTGTTTCGTGAAAAAGCACAGTATCGTATTTTTGCTTATGTAGAATCAGAACAAAGTGATGTTGCTAAAGGTTTAATAGCTACTAAGTTTATATCACAGGGTGCATCTGGTATATCTTGGGCTACAACAAAGGGCATTAAAGCTCATGTAGCAGACAGTAGATACTCTGGAGATCAAGAAACAATTGCTTTTGCTAACTCCGATGGATATATTTATGTATTAAATACAGGCAATTCATTTGATACTTCAGAAATTGAAGCAGTTTATGAGTCTCCTTTTATGCCAATAACAGACCCACAAATACGAAAAACGTTTTACAAAATGACCCTGTATGCTGAACCTACAGGAGACATGAATATAGATGTAA